TCAACGGGTGAGCCGTCAGCTTGGATCATCTGCGGTGCAGTGTCGCGGCCAGCAGTGATGAACACGTTACCGGCGTAACCATCGTAGGGCAGGAAGGTCTTTTTGTTGATCTTCTCGCTGCCCTGACCGAAGCAACGGGTCTTGCGGTCATTGGCAATCATGCCCATCACGGTATTGGCGTGTTCTTTCCACTTGTCCAGCGCCAGTGCAGCATAACGAGCCATAAACTGCTGGAAGCCTGGGTGATCCTGCGGCATCAGGAACTCAGCGTTGTAGCTAATGCGAGTGGCACCAGTTGCTTCGTTGACCTGCTTCTGTGGTTCAGCGAGGTGAGGGAAAGAAAGACGTACATTCGACAGAAAAACAATATCAGACATTTTTGTTACCTTAAAGTTACTTTAACCAATCCGGCAAAGCCGGTGCTTCCACTGCACTGAACATCGGTGCAGCGTTCTTAATCACGGCAGGCCGTGAATCAGACTCATGGGCCACAGTCAGCTTGCCTGCCAACTTAGCCACGTATTCGTTTTCCATTGTTTTCAACTGGCGCTCGGTCAGTTGCACTTGGGTGCCATCGCGCTTGGCCCAGGTCAGCTTCTCAGCCTTGGCCGGTGACACCAGTTTGGTTTCATAGATCGCGCCCTTGGGGATGCCCATCTTGACCAGCTTCTCGGCCATCTGATCTTCGGGTAGTGCCCATGCACGGGAGCCACGGCCATTGACCAGCTTGAGGCCAGGGATCGTGCCGCCTGCCTCCAGACGGCGCAAGGCTTCCTTCTCCACGCCTTCGAGTAGTTGGCGCATTAGGGGTGCAGCCTCCATGATCTGTGCGATCTGGGCGTCATCCATTGTCGAGGGGTCTTTTTGGGCGCTTTGCTGCGCCATGTCCAGTGGTTGTATTACTGTGGGTTGGAACATGATTCCGACTTCCTTCATTACGTTACTTGCCAGTGCAGCGCAGGAGCCCTTCGCACGACAAAATTTACATTGACTTTCACCTGGAACAAGCGGGGCATCCGGTTGATCGGTTGCAGCAGCTTGCCGGATGATTGTACCCATGTTCGCCATCAGACTTTCCACCGTCACCGTGCTGCTGCTGATTGGGTTCATGCCCTTCAGCGCCAGCTTGGGCTGGATGATCGTCATCTTGACGTACTGGAACGGGTAGGTACCGTTAACGGGCAGCTTGTAGCCTGCCAGCACACCGTATGCGTACTGCTCAAGCTGCAAGTTACCTTCAGCACTAACGACACCCATACCGTCTTTATAGTCGATAAGTTCAAGCGTGTCACTACCAAAGATCTGCACGTCCACGGTGCCCGACAAGTCATCACGCCCCAGCAGGTGTGCAGGGTTGACCTTGTGCTCACTTTGAACGGTGAACGGCAAACCGTTTGACTGCTCATTGATGTAGTCCAGTGCAATCTGCACACGGGCTGCACGATCCTTGTCAACAGTGAAGGTGCCCTCATGGTCGGTCATAACCAAACCAATAAACCGATCTGCATCAAATTTAAACTCAATGCACTTCTCCAGCAACGTGTGGCTGTGGGTGCCGTCAATCGCAGCAGGCCCAGACTCTTGCTCTGGGTATTTGGCTTCCTCTCGAATGGAGCCAGGGCACAAGGCCCAGCGATTCCGCTTCGAGGGTGACAGTTGGGCGTGTGCGCTCATTTCAGGGCTTCGACACCAGCGTACAGGGCAGCGTAATGCTCAGGCTTCACATCGTTAATGTTCTGATAGCCCATGCCGGTCAACACGCCTTGGATATTGGCACCTTTCTGTGGGCCAAGCGCTTTGTACGATGCCATCACGTAGTCGATCAGGCCCTTGCCATCGGTGAACGGTGCGCCAGCAGCCACGGGTGCAGGTGCAGCGACCACAGGGGCGACAAAGGCGGGAGGCGCAGGCATAGCGGCCACGGGTGCGGCCACCACTGGGGCAGGTGCAGCGACAGGGGCAGCAACAGGTGCTGGCGCTGGTGTTACAGTGCCCGACTCTATCTTGGCAGTCAGGGCAATCACGGCAGCGGTCAGGGCTTCGGTCAGGGCTTCGATTTTAGATTCAAGAGACATGGTAGAGGCTTTCTTTTACAGTTACAGGGGGTTGAATTTTGATGCGGTCATCAATGAACGCATCAACTAATTCACGCAGCACATCAGACGGTTGCCCGTACTTCCGCGCTTTAACGTGAAACTTTTTATGAGTGTCGGGCCGTACCCGTGTACTCAAGAATTTGGTTTTTGGTGAGGTTGCCATAAAGATTTTCCGTTTGTTGGCGCAACTGTATCACATTCGTGTACACTGTCAAACATATTTTGAAAAATAAATTTTTAGACGGGCATCCAATGAGTACAGCACCCCAAGTCACGCAGCACCCCGCATCAGTCGATGCCTACATCAGACACGGATGGAGCCTTGTGCCCATCCCAGCAGGAACCAAAGGCCCACGCACACTAGGCTGGAATCTCAAGCCCAACGCCCTCAAGAGTCAGACTGATCTGCCCCAAGGCTACGGCATCGGACTTGCCCATGCCTACAGTGGCACGATGGCCTTGGACATTGACGAGTGGGAGTCCACCACTACCGCGCTCAAGCAGCACAGCATAGACCTCCAGCAACTGTATGATGCAAACGATGCTGTCATCGTGGACTCGGGCAGGGCTGGTCACGGGAAACTTTTGTACTCGATGCCCTTCGGGCTGGCGCTGCCGTCCAAAAAGATTTTGATCAGCGGCGTCACCGCCTATGAGCTTCGCTGCGCCACGGCCAACAATCTCACGGTGCAGGACGTTCTGCCACCATCCATTCACCCCGAGACGATGCAGCCCTACCGCTGGGCTGGCCGTGGGCACTGGACACGCCTACCCACGATCCCCCAGGCCATCCTTGATCTGTGGCACGGCCTGCTGGCGCAGGACAAGGAGCGCACCATTGATGCCGGTGGTGAGATCGGTGCATCGTGGGAAGACATCCGCGCGGCGCTGGAGGCCATCACCCCTGACTGTTCACGCGAGGAGTGGGTCAGCGTGGGCATGGCGCTCAAGTGGGCAGGCGAACAGACAGACCAGATCGACCAAGCCCTGACCCTGTGGAATGACTGGAGCGTGCCATCGGCCAAGTACCCAGGCGAGTCGGCCATTGTGCACCAGTGGTCGAGCTTCCGAAACGACAAGGGCACCGCGGTTAAGCTGGGAACCCTGTTCCATATCGCCAAGCAACATGGATGGACGCGCCCCATGCCCGACATTAGCACCCTGTTTTCTGCTATGGAGTCCCCCGCCGACCCAAAGTCTGTTCTGGTCGATCTCCGGCCACGGCCACCCCGCATGGATGTGTCCCTGTGGCCTGCCGTACTGTCCCGCAGGGCAGATGAGAGATCGGCCAGACCGTAGGCTGCGACCCGCTGGTGCCCCTGTTCGCTGGGCTGGCCGCTGCCTGCGGTGTAGTCGATGCCCGTACCCGCCTCGAATTGATCAAGGACTTCAAGGTGCCCCCTGTGCTGTGGCTGATGACCATCGGTGCACCAGCGGACAAGAAGACACCAGGCAGCGCCCCGATGCTGGCGCCACTGAAGCACCTTGAGATGGAAGACCGGCCACGCTTTGGCAAGGAGCTGCTGGCATGGGAGGGTCAGGAGGCCATGTTCGCGGCCAGCAAGAAGGCTTTCCTCGAGTTCAACGCCACGCCCGAGGCACTACTGGACACCAGCCAAGCCCCAGCGGTGCACGAGCTGCCGCCCCAGCCGGTGCCCCTTCGCATTACCGTGGACGATGTAACCAGTCAGAAGCTGGTGCGCCTCGCTGCTGACCGCCCGCGCGGCCTGCTGTGCGCCTTGGACGAGATGAATAGCTGGGTGCGCAAGCTGACCGACAAGACCAGCGGGGAAGACCGCAGCGCATGGGTCAAGGCTTACGAGTCGTCACCCTATGAAATGGATCGGGTCGGCAGCGGGTCGATCTACGCTGAGAACCTGGCCGTCAGCATCTACGGGAACATCCAGCCGCGCGTGTTCCGCGAGAACCTGGCTAACCTGTCGGCCGATGGACTGGTGCAGCGTTTCGTCCCCTGTATCCTGAACGGCGACCTGACCCGCAAGCCCGTGGAGATCCCCGACTACCTGCTGAACAAGGGTCAATGGGAGCAGACCCTGCGGGTCATCTTTGCCATGCCGCCATTGACCTACCAATTGTCACCAGGCGCAAAGGCAGCATTCCAAGAGTTCCAAGACTGGTACGATGAAAAGCGCAAAGATGAACGGCTGCTGCAATCGGACGATACCTTTATGACCGCCTTCGGAAAAGTCGAGGGGTTGGCCGGTCGCCTGATGCTGATGTTCCACCTCATAGAGTCACCGTTCAGCCCCAGCGTGGGTGAAGATGTTGCCCAGAGGGTCATACACATCACCAAAACCTACATTGTGCCAGCGTACCGATACGCGCTGTCCGAATTGTCCGGTGCGTCTAACTTCGACACATGGCTGCGCGATTACGTCATCCAGTATGCCGACCAGCCCAGCTTGACTATGGCCGAGATCAAGCGCAGCGCCCGTAGGCAGATCGAAAAGGTCAACGTGTGGCAACAAGACCAGATGATCTATGGCGCGATGTACCCGCTAGAACAAGGGCGCTGGGTCGCCCGTATGGATGACGGTTCACGGGAGAACCAGCACCACGCCCAATGGGCAATTAATCCCGCGCTGGCTGCACAGTTCAAAGATCACCGCGCCGAGGTCATCAGGGCGAAGCAGAGGGCGCTCGATGAGATTTACCGGCTCTCCAAAAAAGAAAAGCCCCGTGTGTACGGGGCTGACGGGTTGGATTGATCAGGGGGCGTTATGCCCCCTTTGCTTTGGGGCGTCCGCGCGCCACTGGGTCAGGCATCAGGGCAGTGTGCAGCCCAGGCGCCATGGCTTCGACCATGCCGAGAACGTCAACCAGGCGCAGAACCGATGCACTGGGGGAGCGTTCACCGGATAACCACTTTCGAAAAGTGAATACGGATACGCCAAAATAGGCGGCAGCTTGGCCTTCGGTTAGGTCGAGACGGGTCATAAGGTCAGCGAAAACGGGGTTTTTAGGGGGTTTAGACATTAGCAGTCCCAATCTTCAATGGTCATTTTGACGTTGCAGTAATCCGCGTGGGCAATGTGGATGTGATCGCGCACCAAGGTACATATAGCGTCTATCAATTCACGGTCTACCATGTCATTTATGGTGAACGTGGCAAATGGGGTTTTTTCAATGCCTTCAGGCGTATAGCCATTCCCACGATGGAATGTAATACGGGTGCGGTCATAAAAGGCGTTTTTTGGGGGTTTTTCAATCATGATAAGGGGTAGGATAAGGGTTGAGGGTTTAGAGGCCAAGAATCAGCGCGATTAAGGCCGCTAATATGGCGGCAAGGATCACAGGGCGTCATACGCCATCAGGGCGCACCGTTCGCCACCTAATGACGCGCCACTGTGCGCAATATCATCCAATGCCTTTTCGTATTTCACGCAGAGCGCCTCAAGGTCAGCGATCCGCGCCAGCAGCGCAGCAGTGGGATCGTTGGAAATGTAGGCGGCGCGTTCGAGTTCGATTGTGGTTTGCATGGTCAGGCTCCAATAGTTACGGGTTTACGGGTTTTTTCAAGATAGTTGCATCGGGCGATGGCTATGCTCAGCCCGTCAGGGGTGCGCGGGTACGCGCTATCCGATGTCGAATGGGTTACGCCCACGCGCAGCACCATGTAGCATTTTTTATCGTCTAGCACCCAGTGGGCGCCAGTTTCATGTTTGATGTCAGATTCGCGGATCATAGGTTTACCTCAGAGGTTAAAAAAGAGAACAAGCGCCAGTGCCAGGCCGATGGCGATGGCCAGGGCAGCATCGGCCATGCGCGAAGGGGCGCGGGTAGGGATGTAATGGGTTCGCATCATTGATTCTCCAATTGTCGGCCAGGATTAGCCCGTAAACCCTGACCCGCAGGGTTTACAGATAACCCTAGATCATGCGGCCAGGCGAATATCGATCACGCGCTTTTTTGTGCCATGCGCAGGGAACCCGACAATGGCGCTTCGCTGGCGCTGGCACAATTGGCACGATGCGCAGGAAACATCGTCACGCTGGGTCGCTGGGCAGACTACGACAGTGCGGCCCGATGGGGTTTTAGTATTTTCTGACTGGTCAGATGGCAGCACCACGACCACGGGCCCAGCATCAAAATCGGCCAGGGTATCGGCATCGGCCAGATTATTGGCCGAGAGGTTTACAGTGAAACCCCATGCATTCGCATGGCGGATCCAATCGATTGACTGCGCATCGCGGTGGTGTGAATAGGTGAACCCGCGCTTACCCGTATTCGCGGCCACAAGCTCACCCAGCGCGATAGGGTCAACAGTGCCACCGGCCACAGGCAGATCACCGGCCTGATTGTGGCGCCACAGTTGACCATCGGGCAGCGCAGCGATGGCCGCAGTAAATCCGGCCCAGTCAGTACCGCGTTTCCCCTCGCTGACTGCGCGCCAGTGCAAAGCGAGTGGGCCGCTGTCAGCATAGCATCCTGCGCGCATGGCACAGTCAGCGGGACAGGATGCTTTTTCCGTGGTCGATACGGGGATCGGGCCGGTTTTAACATTAGCCGATTTAAGGGTTAGGTGTACGTACATTTTCGGGTCTCCGATTACAGGGTTACAGGGTTACATGGCGATTTGTGCCATGCCTGAAATTCTATACCCTCTGGGTTCAATGTCAACGGGTTCAATTGTAAAGTTATGTAAAGTTAGCACTCTGGGTTTCCCTTGTGTCTGTGCGTCATTTGTGACTTACAGAGGGGAGAGAGTTTTCAGGATTCCGGATTTCTTGTGCTGTTTAGAAAGTCGTATATTTTTTGGCTCGCCCGGGCGGAGACACAAACGTACCAGTCGTATGCCTAAACCATGCCAAACTAACCCAGTGTGTTAATAATTAACCCAGTGGGTATCATTACCAAAAACCCAATGGGTTCTGCATAAAGTACCATGAGACAATGTCACATGATAACCCGCAGGGTTACATTCACCCAATGGGAAATCATAACCCAATGGGTAATGCTTATCAAAAGGGCAATTGATTCCTGGCCCACGGGGTTGCACTGGGAATCGGGAATCCTGACGAGGGGGAGGGGTAGGGCCGACGCAAGGGGCCAATCGGCTGCGGAGGTATCACGAGAATTTTTTAAATTTTTACCCAAATGACACCTTAGACCCAATGGGTTCACTGTCCCACAAGTTGCACATGACTAGCCGTTCTGCTAGTATCAGTTCCACTATGGAAGCATTGAACCCCAATCCTGTAGGCGCAGATGTCGCACATCAACACACCCACCTCGAACTTCCGAGTTGGCTAGACCCTGCGCCACAGAGCCTCACCAAGCCTTCAACTGAAGGACGCCAACTCGCACTGGTTCAGTATGAGTACATCTTCATGCGCGTTATCGACTCCATTGCCCACGGCAAGTCACTGTCGCAAATTCTGCGGGACGACCAGCGCGACATCGACTACAACGACTTCTATCGCTGGATCAAGCGCGACCCTACCCGCAACCAACTGTTCACCGAAGCGCAGGAGATGCGTACCGAGTTCATGGCCGGTGAGATTATTGAGATTGCAGACGCCGATGACTCACTTGAGGATGTCCAGCGTTCGCGTCTGAAGATTGACACGCGCAAGTGGCTCATGGGTGC